TAGTTATATAATTAGTTCCAGTTGACAATAGTGAGTTATTATTTAATCCATCATTTGCTGCTGTTATTGTTCCATCGTAAACAAAGGGTGCTACCTCAGCAAAATCATCATCACTGCCCCAATCAACATTTGAATTAGGAACATCAAAAGTTACAAATCTAATAGGAGCAATGTTTGTTTGAACATAAGAATAATAGGCTGTATCAACTCTATATACGTTTTGTGGTGTATCTACTGAAGCAGTTAATGCTGTTGCAGCAATTGTTACATCAGGATCACCATAGAAGTATGGGTTAACAAATGTTGCAGATCCCGCAAGTACTTCAGCATCATATCCATCTCCAACTGCCGCTAAAACAGATGGTTCTACAGCAAGGGTTGATGCTGTAATTGGAGTTGCTGGGAAATTTTTGTTTGCAACTACAATAAAGTTTGGATTAACAAGTAATGCACTTGCTTCAATTGGCAATGAATCAATATTTCTATTTGGACTTGAACTTGCAACAAAATCATAATGAGCAAGAATATCGCTATATGAAAGAACATATTTGTATAGTGCAATTCCGTTATAGTAAGCATAAAGATCACCAGAATTAGCATTAAACACAATTCCAGCATCTGTTGGTGCTGATTTAAAGTGGAAGAAACTTTTTGATCCTTTAACTTCTCCATTATGATAAATTACTGTTGCAAGGTCACTAGCGCTAGTGTAATTACCAGTAATAACTACATGATGCCATGTTCCAGTTGTAAGGCTTGCATTTACCGTGTGTGTATAAGGAACAAGAATTCCATCATTTGGAATATCATCACTATTCATTGCAATTTCAATTTGTGTTGCACTTACTTTAACAAGAGTGCTTCCAATACTAATAACATTTTCTAGTGATGAACCGTCATATGTTCTTGGATAAATCCAAAATTCATGAGTAAAATCATTTGCTCCGCCACCAGTTAATTGAAAATAATCTGCTTGACTATTTGCTTCTGCATCAGTAAATGAAAAGGTAATGCCTGTTTGTGTGCCATCACTAGACTGTGTTATAGATTTGCCATTTCCAACTGTAGCAAAGCTTCCAGGACTTGTTGCTACTAATACATTATCACCAATGTTTCCAGATACACCCCAGTTGTCATATCCTTTGTTTACAAAGGTAGAACTTGTCATCCCTTCAGGAGGATCAGTTACAAATAATGAAGGATTATCGCTTCTTACAATATTGTAATAGTTTGGAGTAATAAAAAGAGTAGGGTCAACTACTAATGCTGATGCAGTTATATTATCTACAAAGATAGTTTTATCTGCACTGCCAACAAATGGTGGTGTTACTATTAACGCAGATGCAGTAATTGCTTCTGGTGTATACAATAGGCCAGTACCTAAAATTGTTGTATGATCTAAAATTTCAGAAGATGCAGTTAGTGAAGTAGATGAATAAGAAATGTTAAATTCTGAACCAAAAAGAGCATTTGGAAAAGTTGCGCTAGCAGTAATAGATGTTGTTATTTCAACATGATCATTATTTACAATAACAATTGTTGGCTCTGTCATTAATGCACTTGTAATAATTGGATCTACTAAAATAATTGATGAAGTAGAATTTGATGAATCAACAACTAATGCTGTTGCAGTTGCAGGAGTTTCTGTTATTGAAATATTTATTGATGGAGGAACTGCGGCCTCATAAATTTCTAACATTTGACTATCTGATAAAACATAGTCAAATAATACAAAGTCATCCATTTGACCAGAAAAAGCACCATCTCCAATATTAAATTGATTTGGCTTTAATCCACCATCAGGCATTGTTGTTTGTCCAACATATATTCCATCATAATAAAATTTAATTGTTGATCCATTAATTGTCATTGAACCAAAATGCCAATTATTGTCTGTTGATGCGTAAGTGCTGCCTGGAATAACAATTCTAGTGCTATCACCTCCAGTACCCGATCCATCATTGTATGTAGTTGCGAGACCAAATAACTTTCCTGCGATTGCTGGATCAGGATTGGTAGTTCCTCCAATTACCATAACAACTCTTCCTTGATTAAAGGCTGTTGAGGTTCTTAAATTAAAAACTGCATATCCGCTACTATCTACTGTATTTGTTTTAAACCAAATGCCAACTGAAAATGCTTTGTTGCTAATTTCAGGTAACCAACTACTAGCAGCATTAAATCGCAAAATATTATTAGAAGTATTTGGATATTGTAAAAATGCTCCAGTTATTCCACCACTTGCACTTTGTGTTATAAGATCTGGTCCAGTAACATTTAAAAAGAATGGATTAGTTTCTAAATTTCCAGGACTACCAAAATAGAAAGAACCATGATTTATAAGTGGTGAATCCATCTTAAGCCAAAGCCTTGGATTAAATGTAGATATTGTTGAATCCCAGATTGCCATAAAAAAAGACTACGCCATTGCTAGCGTAGCCATTCCTCCTAACAAAATTAATTCTGGATTAATAGCAGAAATGCTATGTCCATTAAGTGTTAGTTTGAAAAGTGGCAGGCAGGTCAACTCAACTATAGGGGTAACCATGTCAATTATAGAGACGGTTGTTGAGACTTTAACGAGACCTAGTTTGGCAACGAGACTAATTGTTAAAGGACCTGCCTGCACACAAGTATTCATTTATGCGACTGTGACTCTTACGATTCCAGTTGCGTCCCAAGTAATAGTAAAGTTACCATTAGATGAAGACTGATCTGAACCAAAGTCAACATAACCAATAAGTGGCTTTGTTGCATTTGTTGCAGGAGTAGCATCATAAATGACAGCATAACGTGCTGTAATTGTAGATGAAGACCAAGTTACATCATCTGCATCAAGAACGATAACGTTAGATGCACCTGTGTAGGTATTAGTCTTGTTAGCAAGAGTGTTTCCACCTGCTGTGTAGCCAGTTGCTCCTGATACCTCGTATGTAATAACATCGTCAAGATAGTTATGTGCATCCTGATCAGGTGTATAGGCATTGGTCAAAAGAGCAACTTTGATTGTATCTGTATCCCAGTCAATCTCTTTGTTTAGAGCCTGTGATAGGAACTGTCCGTATAGTTTGCTAGCCATTTTCTATTCTCCCTTACGCTGTCTTCTCAACAATTGCGAATGCATCTGCATCTGCAACTGCGAAACCACGACGAATACGAGTCTTTAGGACTACACCATCACGAGCAAATTCTGCATCACGAGAAACAACTGACTCAACGCCACCACGAACACCATTGATAAGCATCTGACGGTTTCCGACAATGAGCAATGGGTTTCCTGTTGGTGTATCTGTTGCTGCTGCTGATAGTGCTGCACCGTATGAAACAACTAGTGGATAACCAAAGAGTGATCCTGGTGTTCCTGCTAGTGGATCTGGTAGAACTAGGTCAGAGTTACCCTTGACCATTCCACGGATTTCCTTAAGCATCTTTGGGTGAGCCATCCATACTGTGTTGGCTGCATCAAACTTAGATGAATCTTCAACAATACCAAGTGCATTGTTAAGGTCATCGTAAGACATTGCTCCACCAGTTTGGATTAGGTTTGCTCCTGCAGATCCTGGTGATACTGCACGATATAGAGATGTGAACGGCTGACCGTCATCTCCGTCTGCTGCTGCATGTACGCCAAGGCAAGCATTGTCAAACTTACGTGCCCAGCGAGATGCCCACTCACGCTTGTAGACTGAAAGTGTGTCTACTAGTGAATCATTTACATCTTCTTCTGAGATATGCATCAATTGTGCATACTTCTTTGCTGTCAATACGATTTCGTCTAGAGTTGGATTTGATGCAGGAATCTCTGCGCCTTCTGCTACCACTGTAGGTGCATCTCCAACAAAACGAGGTACTGACTTTGTGCGTGAAGCCATTGCTTCACGACGAGCATAACGTTCTACAGCAGAATTAGCAACTAGGTCTTGAATTACAACCGAACCTTGCTCTTCTAGAATGTATCCGTTAGCCTCTGTTAAATCAACACGACTAATTGTCATTTTTTATCTCCTTGATAAATATAGTTTTAATCTGATTAGGAAAATCGTCCAATTTACCTATAAAATATAAGGAACGTCCGTTGCCTTATTATAAGTCTATTGTACCATTTATTTAATTAAATTTTACCTAAAATCTTACGGGCTTGAAGTTCTGTTGCAGATATTCTAGTATTTACACTAGTTGCTGCTGCAGTATCTCCTAAGCCACCAACACGTAGTTTGGCATCAAAGATTTCAGGCAAATCTTGTTTTAATGATGCAAATTGGTCCTCAAAACCAATAATCTCATTGCTTTCATCCAGAGATAGTTGAGTAAAATCAACAAACCTTAAAAAGCGACTAGGATCTTTAAGTCCATTAGACTCAAGTTTTGTCTTAACCTTTTCTTCAAGCAATCTTGCAGAAAACTTAGCAGCAATCTGGTTTGTATTTTCCAGATCTACTTCCAATTTCTCTTTTTCTTCTCTGAATTTCTTAGCCTCAGCCTTAGCACGTTCTAGTGCACTAAGGACTGCTGCTGGATCTTCAATCTTTACTTCTTCTTGTACCGTCTGATTTTCAGATGGTTGTTGTGTCTGCTGTTCCATTTCTAACCCCTTGTTCTAGTAGTACATTGTTTGTATTTGTGTTTTGTGATAAATCTGTTAAAGATGACTCTTCTGCTGCCATTTTTGCAGCAAGTTCTGTGTCATATCCCATTTCAACAAGAACCTGTTCAAGAGTAACTCCAACTACACGCTTTTTAACTGCAACTTCCCAGGCATCTAGACTTGCTAGAGATTCTGCTGGCTTCCATACAACGTATGCTCCAGAATCAATACCCTGAACTAACAGAATAAATGAAAACATATCTCTCCAAGCATTACCAAATGCAACTTGGCGATCTTGAATCTTTTTAATGAGAGGTGCTTCTGCAGTACGCAATGCTTCACCACTTGGAATAGATGTTTTTTCAAAATAGTGAAGTGGAGTACTTGTAATAGATGCCATTGAACGAACAAATTCTCTCACTGGCTCTGTAAATACCTTGTGATCTGCTGGTGGAAATTCTCCAACCTTTGAAACGCCATTAAGGTACCAAAGTTCACCAGGACCATTCTTAAGACGACCTAGATTTTCATCAACAGTATCTGTCTCATTAAAGTCTTCATATTCTGCACCATTACCGCCAGTTGAAAGAGCATAACGCTGTGGCGCACCCTGATAATCAACAGTAGTCATATGTGTAGCCATTAACTTATTAATTGCATCCTGTGGGCCGTAAGCATCTAAATGCTCTGGGCGACCATATTGCTTTGTTGTTCTAAAGTGAAACACTGGAATTTGATTCCATGGGTTTTCAATTGTCTCAATAAGAGTAAAACCAGTTACTGATGCAACATTTTCAATATCACCAAAGGTTGCATATTTTTCAATGCGATCTGGATAATACATGTTCATCTTTGTCATGTTTTTGCCCTCTGAATCAGTGGTTTGCCACAACTTAGCAGCAAAACGCTTAATTCTTGGGTTTTCATCATCGTAAATGATTATTGTTGTAAGTGGAGAGTTGTAATCAACTGTAACTTCTCCCGCTAAGTCAGTCCAGACAATACCATAGGTATCTCCATAAACTAGAGCATTACGATGAATTTCGTTTGCATCTAACTTAAGATCATTCTTTTCCCAAATTTCATTAATGATTGCGCTTTCTTGCTCATTCATTCCAAAAATATTAGCAATTTCAAGTCTATGACTTACTGCATCAATAACTGTCTTAGCAAAGTTAAACCTAAAATGCTTATTGTTTTGTCTAAACAACTTTAGCCAGGTTTGTGTTGTAAAGATTTCTCCTTGAACTGCATTGTAATAAGATTCTGCAGTCAGGTAATGATCTCTACGATCTAGTATGCCCTCTAGGGCAATTTTAATATCAGACATGTTGTCTCCTTAAATAATTTACTTGTCTTGTTTCTAGTTTTACTGCTTTATTATCCAAGAAGTACAAGATACCAGATACAACTGAGTCTAATACGTCTTCATGGCTTAATTTTGGAAAAGAATACATCTGTTCTTCCAATACTGGAAAATGTTCAGTATGTCTTACTTTTCCTTGCTGATAAAAGTTCAAAGCCTTACCTGCACGGATTTGTTTAGATAGGCTTTGATTCTTTGATCTATATCTGGTTGGAATGTTTTTAAACACATCCTTCCATAGATCTCCACCTTGGTTTACTTCAACATAAAGAACACCAACATCGTAGTTATCTACGAGTGCTGCCACTCTTTCTGCTAGTTCGGATGGAGACATTTTTACTTGCTCTGCATGGCGAACATATATATTTTCTTTACCTAGTTCATCCACTCCCCTTGACAATACTGATATCCCAGTAAAGTCAGAAACCTTACCCTTTGTTACTGCTGGGTCAATTGAGATTATTGTATTTCCAAAATCTTCAATTGGTTCAATAACAATGTCTTGATTTGTCCAGAATGTACCATCTGTGTTAATTGGGCGATTCATGTAGTTTTTTGCAAAATCACGAAGATGACGTTGTGACTGAAGCCACTCTAAAGACCACTTCTCAGGCCATACAGAGCGTTCTGAGCCATCATCATTGAGCATAATGGCTGGATAGTAGTGTGCGTTAACGTTCTGGTCTTTAATCCAGTTTAACTCTGGATCTGCATATTCTTCAGCATATTTTCTAAACTGATCCATTACAGAGTTAGGCATTGTAGTAGTTCCTACAAATATCATACGAGCATAAATGTTCATAGGAGCGATATCATCAAATACTGTATTTTTCTGTTGTCCCGCTTGGTATTCAGAATAGTTCTTTTCGCCTTTTTCAATATCATCTAGGATAATCAAGTCTGGGCGTTGTCCAAAAACCTTTTTACCTAGAGAGTTAGTGTCAATACCATTAGCATCAAATATAAAATCATTGCTTTGAATAATACGCCAAGAATTACTAGCAAGAGACCTGCCAGTGGATGCAACAACTTTTGGTTTGCATAGTGCTGGATAGTCCATTTGGAGATATTCGTTGGTTTCAAGTTCGTTTTTAAAAGACATAAGATGAGTTTCAGCCTGTGACGCAGCATCGGAAAAGGCGGCAATGAACTTAACATGACCATGAGCAGCAGCCCACATAGGTAGAATAAGGAAGATCCAGGTTGACTTGCCACATTCTCTAGGTGCGATAAAGGCATCTCTATTCTCCTTTGGGTTTTTTGGGGGCGTTATCCATCTTTTCCCATACTCAGCAAGATCCACATGAAACTCAGATAGGGTTATCTCACCATGTGCATTCATAAGGTGATGCGGAAGGTAAAGTAAAGCGAAAAGCATAGGGTCATACTTAGTTAGTTCTCGTCTGCCCTCAGATATTGCCAATAGTTCTACA